CCATCCGATCTCTAGAGGAAAAGCTGCTCGCGAAGAAACTGCGGCACGGAAAGCATCCGGTTCTCGCCATGTGCGCCGGCAACGCCACGGTGGCGATGGACCCGGCCGAGAACCGAAAGTTTGTGAAGGGCAAGGCTACTGGTCGCATCGACGGCATGGTCGCCCTGGCGATGGCTGTCGGCGTCATGCCGACCCAGTCCACACCGGACAAGAAGTACCAGATGTTCGTGGTCGGTTGACCCGAACCACAGTTTCGAAAGGGAGGCTGATATGAGCCTGAACCGAGCCTATAGCCTGCTGCAGATCAAGGCAGTGGACGACGACAGGCGCGTCATCACCGGCATTGCCACGACCCCGGAGCCCGATCGCATGGGCGACGTCGTGGAGCCGCTGGGCGCGCAGTTCAAGAACCCGCTCCCGCTGCTGTGGCAGCACCAGCACGACAAGCCGGTCGGGACGGTGAAGTTCGACAAGCCGACCAAGGACGGCATCGCCTTCACCGCGGAACTGCCCAAGCTGGCCGAGGACGGCCCGCTCAAGCAGCTGGTCGACATGGCCTGGCAGTCCGTCAAGGCGCAACTGGTGCGCGGCGTGTCGATCGGCTTTCGCGCGCTGGAATACAGCTTCATGGATAGCGGCGGCATCCGCTTTGCCGCCTCTGAAATCATCGAATTGAGCCTGGTGACGATTCCGGCGAACGCGTCGGCCACGATCCAGACCATCAAGAGCATCGACACCACCCTCCGTGCCGCGTCAGGCATCCAGGATGGTGGTGTTGCGCGTCCCGGCGTATCGGGAGTCAAAGCCTCCGTCGTCAAGACGGTCTCTCTCAACTCCCAGAAAGGGAAAGAAATGAACATCCAAGAGCAAATCCAGAAGTTTCAGGCCCTGCGCCAGAACAAGGTCAAGGCGATGGAAGCCATCATGGCCAAGTCCGCCGAGTCTGGCGAAACCCTCAACGCCGAGCAGTCCGACGAGTACGACGGCCTTCAAGCCGAGATCGAGTCGATCGACAAGCACCTCGACCGCCTGCGCGCCCACGAGAAGGCTCTGGCAGCCAGCGCCACCGCCGTTGCCGGCACGAGCGCGCAGGAAGGCACCACCACCCGCGGCGCCCTTGCCACGGGCGCTCCTTCCATCGTCATCCGCAAGGACTCCGACGAGAAGTTCAAGGGCCAGAACTACACCCGCATGGTGATCGCCAAGGCGCTCGCGCGCATGGGCGACAACGAGATGCCGGCGTGGGCCATCGCTGAGAAGCGCTGGGGCCGCAGCAACCCGACCCTCGTGCAGATCATGAAGGCGGGCGTTGCGGGCGGCGGCAGCGGCTCGGGCGAGTGGGGCGCGGAACTGGTGCAGGCCGACGGTCGCTATACCGGCGACTTCATCGAGTACCTGTACTCCAAGACCGTGTTCGATCAGCTGCCCCTGCGTCAGGTGCCGGCCAACGTCACCATCAAGGGCCAAGACGGCGCCGCCACCGGCTACTGGGTGGGCCAGTCCAAGGCGATCCCCGCCTCGACTGCCGACTTCTCCGCGGTCAGCCTGACCCCGCTGAAGGTGGCCGCCCTGGCGGTGGTTTCCAACGAACTGCTGCGCGACTCCAGCCCGGCCGCCGAGCAACTGGTGCGCGATGCACTCGTGGAAGCCAGCGCCCAGCGCGTGGACACCACGTTCTTGTCGACCACGGCCGCTTCGGCTGGCGTGTCTCCGGCTGGCCTGCTGAACGGCCTTTCGGCCGGCACCTCGGCGGGAACCGACGGCGACGGCCTGCGCGCCGACGTGAAGGCCCTGTACTCGGGATTCATCACCGCCAAGAACGCCTCGGGCCTCATGTTCATCATGAACCCTTCGCTGGCCAAGTCGATTCAGCTGATGACCAATGCGCTCGGCCAAACCGAGTTCCCCGGCATCGGCACGGGCGGCGGCACGCTCCTGGGCGACAACGTGGTCACGGGCGACAACGTCAACGCCAGCCACCTCATTCTGCTGAAGCCGTCGGACATCTGGCGCATCGGCGACATGGGGGTGGAGGTGTCGATCAGCCGTGAGGCGATGATCGAGCAAGACACCGCGCCCACGGGTGAAACCGACACGCCCGCCGCGGCGTCCGCGAACATGACCTCCATGTTCCAGTCGGAGTCCACCGCCATCAAGGTGGTGCGTCCGATCAACTTCGCCAAGCGCCGCAGCTCCGCTGTGGCGTACATCTCGGACGCCGACTACGGCGCCGCGACCTCCGCCTAATCGGCTGACCTGGGAGGGCCGCTCTTCGGAGTGGCCCTCCTTTTCCTGGAGTCGAGATGGCCCAAAACATCATCAAGCGCCGCACCGGCCGAAGCGTCACGGTGAGCGAAAAGCTCGCGCGTGCGCTGGTCAAGGGCGGGCGCTACGACTACGTGCGAAGCGACATGGTCGCCGAGCCCGTCGCCGCAGTCGAACCCGTCGATCCTTCGGGAGATCCCGAGCCCACTCCTTCGGACATCGGTCCCGATCAACAAGAACAGGCGCCCACGCGCGCCAAGCGGGCATACAAGCGCCGCGACATGCAGGCTTCCTAAATGCTCGTCGTCCGCAAGATCGTCCGCGCCATCCAGAAGGCGCTGCGCCCGGTCGCCGACCGCGGCTGGCACATCATCCAGGAGTGGACTCCTGGCGCCTTCCAGGCCGACGATCCGGTCACGGTCGATACGCAGCTTTCGTATTTCGCGGTCTTCGCCTGCGTGACGCTCATCTCGAGCGACATGGGCAAGCTGCGGCAAAAGCTGGTCGGCAAGACTGCGGACGGTATCTGGGAAGAAACGACCAGCCCGGCGTTCTCGCCCGTGCTGCGCAAACCGAACCGCTATCAGAACCACATCCAGTTCAAGGAAGCCTGGGCGATTTCCAAGCTGACGTGGGGCAACGCCTACGCGCTTAAGCAGCGCGACAACCGCGGCGTGGTGATCGCGCTGTACCTGCTGGATCCGCAGCGGGTGGTGCCGCTGGTCGCCGATGACGGCTCGATTTTCTACCGCTTGAATCAGGACAACCTGAGTGGGCTGCAGGACGCGCAGATTGTGGTTCCTGCCTCCGAAATCATCCACGACCGGATGAACTGCCTGTTCCATCCGCTGGTGGGCATTTCTCCGCTCTACGCCTGCGCGCTTACGTCGCAGCAGGGGCTGTCGATCCAGCGGCAGGGGAAGAACTTCTTCAGCAACGGCGCCCGCCCGAGCGGCATTCTGAGCGCTCCGGGTGAGATCGGCAACGAGACGGCGCAGCGGCTGAAGACCTATTGGCAGGACGAATTCACCGGGGACAACGCCGGCAAGATTGCCGTGTTGGGCGACGACCTGAAGTACACGCCGATGGTCATGAACTCGTCGGACGCACAGCTTGTCGAACAGCTGAAGCTCACCGCCGAGCAGATTTGCGCCGCGTTCCGCGTGCCGGCGTTCAAGGTGGGCGTCGGCAGCATGCCGACCTTCCAGAACGGCGAGCTGCTCAATCAGGTCTATTACGACAACTGCCTGCAAAGCCTCATTGAGGAATACGAGGCGTGCATGGACGACGGTCTCGGCATCGGGGAGGGTGTCGCGATAAACGGCCGGGAGCTGGGGATCGAATTGGACCTGGACGGCCTGATGCGGATGGACACGGCCACGATGTTCAAGACCTTGGGCGAGGGCGTGAAGGGCTCCGTCCTGAAGGTCAACGAGGCCCGCCGACGCCTGAATCTGCCGAAGGTGGAAGGCGGCGACTCCATCTGGATGCAGCAACAGAACTTCTCCCTTGAGGCGCTGGCCGAGCGTGACAAGACGAACCCGCTTGCGGCTCCTGCTGCACCCGCCGTCCCTGCGCCGCAGCCTGACCAGACGGAGCGCGCGCTGCTGCTGCTGAACGCCAAAGCCCCGGAGCTGCTTCATGCTTGACATCGAAAAGTTCATCGCCGGGGTGCACGACTACATCGGCCGCGCGATTCGACCTCTTGCCGATCGTGTAAAGGCGTTGGAAGAGCGCGCGCCAATTCCTGGCCCGAAGGGCGACCCCGGCCAAGATGGCGCACCTGGCCGCGATGGCAAGGACGGCGAACGTGGCGAGAAGGGCGATCCCGGAGAGCGCGGTGAACGCGGGGAACCGGGTGCCCGCGGCGAGAAGGGTGATGCGGGACAGAACGGCGAGCGGGGCGAACCCGGCCAGCGTGGCGAAAAAGGCGATCCCGGCGAGCGGGGCGCAGACGGGGAGGCCGGACTGCGCGGCGAGAAGGGCGATCCCGGCAACGATGGTCGGGACGGCAAGGACGGCGCCTCTGTCGATGAGGTGCTCAAGGCGATCGAGCCGCGGCTGAATGAATCGCTGGCGCAATGGGCGCTGGACTTTGAGCGCCGCGCGCAGGGCGTGCTCGAGCGCGCGGTTGATCGCATCCCGACTCCGAAGGACGGCAAAGACGGCCAGGACGGACGCGACGGCCTGGGCATCGAAGACCTAGAAGTCCATTTCGATGGCGAGCGCCGGCTGAAGCTGGTTCTCACCCGCGGCGACCGGAGCAAGGAGTCCACGCTGGTGCTGCCGATCCCGATCGACCGCGGCGTGTTTGCGGAAGAACGCAAGGACTACGAGCGCGGCGACGTGGTGACGTTCGGCGGCAGCTCGTGGACGGCGCAAAAGGACGCGCCCGAAGGTGTGCCCGGCCTGTCGCCCGACTGGCGCCTGAGCGTCAAGCGTGGTCGGGATGGCAAGCAGGGGCCAAAGGGCGACAAGGGCGAGTTCGTCATCGTCAAGAGGGACGAGCAATGAGCCTCGACCTCGTGAGCTTCGATGAAGCCGTCCGGCACCTGCGCTTGGATGGCACGGTTTCCTCCGACGGCGATCCAGACCTTGAGGCGAAGATCACCGCCGCGTCCTTGATCGTCCTGAACTTCCTCAAGGACGGTGCGGACGCCTACTTGGACAGCAATGGCGACGTGCTGGAGGACAGCAACGGTGCCCCGGATGTGTCAGCGGAGATCCGCGTTGCCACGCTGATGATGCTTGGCTATCTGTGGCGCAAGCGGGACGAAGA